AAAAGCAGTTGTGCTTTTATTTAATAAAGCTGAAGTTGGTTTTCTATAATCCCAAATCATATACAATTTGTTACCAGTGTTATTTGGCATTGTAAATTGAGCTGAGTTAATATTACCAGCAGTAACTATTGGTGTTGCTAAATTAGAAAGACTTAATAGCGTGTTAATTTCATTAGTGGTATTGTTATATAAAGTATCTGTTCTTAAATATCTAAACTGATTAGTAGTACTATCAAACACATAATTATCATTCTTTATTTTATTGCTAATAATATTAACCAAAGCTCCTTCATTAGGAATAACTCCGGCGCCTATAGGACCAGAGACTGTTTGATATTGAGAAACAATTGGACTAACAGTAGTGTTTCCTAAGAATGTAACTTGATTAGAATGAAATGGAGATGTAAATGAATTATCTATCCAAGAATATTGATTATGAATAAATTGACCCGCTTCATTATTACTAGTTAATGCTATGTTATATATTGTCAATTGATTATCTATTGGACACTCTGTCGTTATTTGAATGGTGTCAGATATTAAAGAAGTAGTCGTAACTATTAAAACTATATCTGTTGCCTTTACATTATTTTTATTAACATACAATGTACCGCTTGTAAATACTACCCCTGTAGTATAGGCTGTGTTGTTATAAAATGCTTGTATAGTATAGCCGACTCCTGTGTTTGTTTCTTCAGTGTCTATTGCAAGCCCTAGCTCTGTAACAATTTGCTGCAATCCATCACCACTAGGTGTATTTACTTCTGTAATAACAGCATCTTCAGATGCATTTGGTATTACATAGTTAATAGCAACTGTACCGATTTCTTGCGTTACATTAACACAGTAAATAGTTTCTTGACTAGGCTCAACTAGTACGTTTTCAGCTATACCACAAAATAAACAATTAGCACTCTCTGGGATATTTTCTCCATTTGTTGCTAAAACATATTCATTCATGTAAGGGTCAAATCCTCCTAGCTTTTGATTACCAATAGTTTCTATAAAGAAATCCCTAAACCATCCTCGCATTCCTGCTTCTGAAATTACCGATAAAGTCTCTGTGCCTGACTCTCCTCCTTTAAGATTAATAACCGCACCTCTTTTTGAATCAGTAAAAAATTTGTTAGCACCAAATACAGCAAAACTCTCTGGATTATTACTAATACCAAACTCTTCGTCTCTAGCAATCTGCTGTCCCAATACTGTAGGAACAGATGTTAATGCACCTCCCCCTCCTGCATCTGTTAATAAATCTTTCCCTTGTAAAACATAAGATATTTTATCTTCTTGTAAGGTCAATATGTCTGTTCGTCTAGCATAAAGCTTCTCTATAGGTCCATACAAGTCTTCTAATGGCTTGAAATTTAATAAGCCTAGGTTGAACTCATTTAGTTTATTTACGTTTGACTCGTCGTTAAATATACCGCTATAGGTAAGGTCTGCAAATCTGTGTGCTTGTTTATATATCTGAGCTGATGTGGAAGTAACTCTATTTCCAAAATTAATTGTCTTTCCATTAATAGAATCTCTTAGCTTATAGCTCTCTACACCGTTACCAAAAGAAATACAATTAGAAAATCCTGTGTCCACTATAGCATCTTGAGCTATTACAGTTCCACTGTTTTGAAAAGCAATAACTTGATTTTGAACATTCCCAGTATGTTGCCCTAGTGCATCAATAGAAAAAGACAAATCGTTTTCAAACCATACATCTGGCAAAGCGTCTCTAGGTATAGTTTCGAAAATTACTGAAGTCTCTGCTCTGACCACCTCAATCTTTAAACTAACGGTGGAACTTCTTTTGTCTGTTCTACCACAAGCTCTTGTACCTGTAGCCATTAAAAACTTTTCTCCCGTTGTTGTGTTTTCGTAGAACCTCCAAAAAATAGTGTCTATAGCGGCATTTATTTGAGGATCACCTACTCTTATTACAGCTTGGGGGGTTCCTGTTGTAGCAGGGGTTTGATAAGTGTTGTCATAAGAATTTAAAGTATCGGCATATAAGCAACTTTGTCTAGGCCATCCATTGCAAGATGTTCCTTCGTTTAATAAACTACCTACATTTTCCCCATCAAAAAAATCTTTAAAATTATCGTAATTTTCTGAAGCTTTTAAATCTAAAGTTAAATCATATTGTCTTTGCTCACACTGACTTCCAGTCCCATAACGAGACTGTCCAAATTCAATTAACACTCTAGTCCCCGCCGGAAGAGTATAATCTATATTTGCTGATGATCCAGTTCCCGTTGGATCTGGAACCGTTACCGGATAACTTACAACAGGGTATGTTGCAGATCGAGAGGCTGTTTCGGATCTTAAAGGCCCAGAAACAATATTACCTCCTGCGGACGTATCATTTTGTACAGAAAAATTATTAGGATTTAACTTCATGTAAACTCCCGAAGGAATACTTACAAACTTATCCGTCGCACTCGGTTGTAATGGATCAGGTATTTTTAAAAATTCAGCTGTTTGAGTTTGTTTCTCTAAAACCGTTGTAAAAGCACACTGTCTCAATGCTCCATTAGAATCAGATTTTACAATTAACCGGTCACCTTCTTCTACTTTTTGAGCATTTTCTCCTTCTAGTAAAAAGTAAACTACGTTGCTGTCAGGATCTTCAAAGTATATATTAGTGTAAATGGTATCATAAGTGTCCCTATCTGCTTTAATACAGAACTTATATCTTGTTGCCCAAAAAGGTGCTATTTGAGAAGGAACTATTCCACCCCCTGGAATATTTATTTGTATTGTATTTTTAAATGCTGAGTTCTCACATGGCACATGAGAAGTATTAAATGGGCTTACTTGTGCTGTACTAGATCTATTAAAACTATCCATATATACAATACCAATTTCGTACCCTCTATTACTGTGAAGAGAAAAGTTATTTGAAATTTTAGTATATTGAACCTCTGCAAAATTAATTGTATAATATTCGTAAAATGTTTGAGTGGGTGAATTTATGTCATCAACATATTGCATTGCGGGAAATTGAAACCCAATCACATTGCTATTTAAACTAGAAAATATTTCAATAGGTTGACCTACCGAACTTATACCACTAGCTTTTTTAAAGTAAGCATCTAATTGATTTGGTATTTCACAATTAAAACCATCCGTAAAAGTATCTCCAATACATGAATTTGCTACAGTTTGTATATTTGAAGCTGTACCTATCTTAGCTACAAAATCTGCATTGGTTGCTAATTCAAAAACAGAGGCAAACTTTTGTTGTAACAAATAAGTAAATTCTATTTTTGTTGACGTTGTTGTTTCAGTAGGAAAAGGAGCTTGACCTTGAAAGGCATAATGTTCTAGTTGAACGTCTATTAAAATTGATGCCCCTGCCACCAATTCATCCACCTCTAAAGTAATATTTAACCTAGCTTGAGGTATCGCTAAATATCCACCTAAGTCATAACCCGCAGTAACTCTTTCTTCGTTTAATAAAGTTAACCCAACTTCATCACTTTTTAGTTCAGAACTATAATTAAACTGTACTTCATTATTAAATCGATCTAATAGATCATAGCCTTCTACATAATTTCCATAAATCATTCTATTACCCATTAATGTTTGGGCTTTAGCTAATAAAGGAACATTATCATATAGTCTTAATATTTCATACTCAGGAAGAACAGTAAATATTTTTTGATTTTCAAACGTGTAAAAAACATCGTTGTTATTACCTAATCCTAAATCAAGTTTATTGAGACTTTCAATAACCTTTATAGTCGGATCATTAATTTCCTTAAATAATAATTCAATAGATTTTACTAAAGGACCGCCTGTATTATATTTTATTCTAACGGCATTAGATGTATTTAACATTCCGTCATTTAAAAAACTACCTATGCTAAATCTAAAAACGCCTGATGTAAATGCTGCAGGACTAAACTGTGAAGTAGCTGAATACTCACCATCTCCATATTGATAACGATAAGCAAAACAAATAAACCTTTCTTCCAAAAAATTATTTTCCCCATTTGTTCTAAAAGGAACAATTGTAGGCGCTTCAACTGGTGGTTTTTTAATTACCAGTAAAGATTCTGCGGAAAATTGATCTATATATGAAGCCATAGTTTAAGTTAAAGTATATGTTACATTTTCCGTTAATGTTAATCCAATTAAATTTACTGTTCCATTAGATTCAGGCTGTTGAGTATTTCCATTGCCATCAGTGTAAACAACTATTGACGAATAATTTACTGACCAAATACCTGAATTACCATCATCACCAATAATATTTCCATTAATTCCCGAAGAACCAGGGTTCCCTATAATGTTTGAGTTTATAAGACCTATTGATGTAGTGCCTGTAGAAACATCTGTAGAGAACTGTGTTAACGCTAAATTATTTGCCGTATTACCTCCTTGAATACCGTAACCCTTTGTAGTAGGTAATCCTAATGAATCCGTATAACAATCTACACCCGGTAATGGTATTTGAGTTGTTGTTGGAGAAACTCCTTCACCAATATTACCATTAGGAGTTGGACATCCAAATAGAGTTCCTTGATGAAAACCTATGAAATCAAAACCACCGATAGTTGATTTTCCAGCTTTAAATTTCCATAAAGCTCCACTCCCTGGAGGTTGCGATCCGTTTAATAATGGAGACGCATAATCATTTTCAATATTAATAAATCTAGGAGGATTTAAATTATCTGTAAAAAACAATAACTTTCCTGCTAAATTAATACTAGTTATTAAAGATGTAGGATTAAAATTTAACGTTGTATTTACTCCAAATCCATTATCAGTACTTACAACATGGTATGTAACTAAAGCTGTAGTGGTATTAAATGAACATATCATATCACACTTTCCAGTGTTTGATAATGTAAAGGTTGGATCATGTACAAACCAATATATTGTTTCGTTAGAACTATCCTCAAAAGCTCCTATGGTTCTAGCATTTTCGCTTAAGTGAGTTTGATCTAAAAAAAATAAAGATGTTAGTTGTGAGTTTCCTTTTGCATTTTCAACAGATCCAATCTCAGATGCTTCAGTCGAACCTAATCTAACATTAAGTGCATCTTCGTATTCGCCATTTGGTATAAGCCTTTCATCAAGGCTTTTATTCATACGGCCTGCAATAAAATTTCTTTGCGTTCTAGCCATTTTATTTTATCCACTTGTTTTCACCTCTCATATTCATCAACAATCGCCCTGGATGAATATTACTTAATCTTATTTTTGCATTACGCAATAATGCAGTTTTGTCTTTTTTAGCTCTGTTTACTATATACTCTTGCACTCCAAATTTACTATTAAGTATAGAATATTTTATATAAGCATAAACATAATCTTCAAATAATTTATTTACTGTAATTAAAGAATCATCTCCACCTTCCATACCATCAGAAATATACTCTAATATACATTCCTCATTAGCCATAGTAGAATTAAAATTAATAACTCCTGCTTTTTTATCGATAGTAAAAGTTGGATTCATATTGGCAGTTTCGGTGTTTAAACCATATCTAGCGCCAATGTTTGTATCATAAAAATTATTATCATAAGATTGAGTCTCTGCATCACTTAACGTTGCTTGATTTAAATAGATACTATTTAATGATCCATCTGTTCTAGAAGTATCTAAGCTTGATGTTTGAGTGTTAACATTGTCATCTGCGTCATAAGTAAAATCAGCTGTTGCTGTTTGAACATATGATAGAGCAGATTGCACTTGTATGTTTTCAACCAAAGGTCTTATTGTATTGTTTTTAAATAAAGATACTCTTACCCAATTTACATAATCCGAGGGTAAAACAAATCGTAAATCAGAATAAACAGTTAACTGTAAAGACTTAATCTCTTTAAAAGCATCATAATTTAATTCTTGTATTCCACGTTTTGCGTGAAATAAAATCTTATATCTTTCTTCATTGTTTATTAGAGAATGATTTCCATCATACATTAATAAAAAATTAGTAACAATATCCGCTAAACTTACATATTGATACGAACCCCAATTTAAATCTGTTGGAGCAACTGCATCATTAGTGTAATATTTTTTCTGATCTATGTATGCCATAATTATTGTTCTTTATTTTGCATTTGCTCTTCTACTTGACCAAATTTAAATACATCTCCTTCTCTTATTTGAATACCAGCGTACTGTAATATTTTTGAAACCAAGTCATTGCCATCATCTAGTGGTAATTCAAAGTCTTGATAATCTAATTGGCTTTGATCAAATATAGGATCTCCGTTTGTTATTGTTGTGAAAGTCCATTTTGGATCTTTAGGATATCTTATATATTGTGAGGCTATGTCAGTTGCTCCATTAAAAGAAATAGGATATAAAGTAACTTTGTCGGCTTCTTGAGTATAAGCTGGATAGGTTACTGAAGGAGCAGTAAGCAAAGAATTGTTCAAAAGTGTTATTTTACTATTAGATACTGTTTCTGCAATACCTTTAAACACACCACCCGTAGAACATCTTATTTCATTTATAAGATAATACTCAGAACCAGTTGTTGCTTCTGATGGCAAAAAATAAATGTTTGCTGCACTTTGAGTTAAATTCTGTGTAACTGAAAAATAATCAATTACTTCTTCGTATCCTTTTTTTAAATCTGCATATCCAGTGCCAGATAATCTAGCATTTTCTTCATTAATTTGTTGGTTATATTGAAAGAAATATTCATCAAATAAATCTAATTGTGCTTGTTTAGCAAATAGGTTAAAATCATTAGGGGATAAATAACCGTAATTGTTTTTATTAATTATTGCTAAAACTGTATTCCGTACAGAATTTATCATTGTTATTCTTTTACACAAAGATAAGTAAAAAAAAAAGAGGTCAATTTTAGTTGACCCCTTTTACTTTTATGTATTAACTATGTTAAAGTTAAGACCATGTTAATCCTGTTATTTCTATTGGAGGCGCTAACAAAGGAGCAGCATTGGTATAAGAAGTCCTCATTAAAGTTACAAGCGCAGATATAAAGAAATTTTGAACTGCTACTCCAGAGGCATCTGCTGCATGAGTAATAGTAACTTTATCAGCAGCCGCTGCTCCAGCATAAAAAAATGAAGTTTGGGTTGTTGAAGTTTGCTCAATAGACTCAACATTATTAGCGTTTAATAAAACTGGGACAGGAGCTCCTGTTTGTGGGTATAAAAAATATTTTATCATGATTATGAGATTACAACGTTAGAGATTACA